CGCATTGAAATTGGTATCTACGGATATGTTTGCGTAGTTAATCGCTACCCAACCGCATTCCGCAAGCTAGCAGTAGCCTAATTTAACTGAGTGCCTGTGGTTGCTCCCGATCACAGGCATCCATTAATGGGAGTCTAGAGAGGAAGGTGCCCTGTGCCTACTATTATTACTGCTAGTCAGTTGAGGAGTGTGCTTGGGGTATCTTCTTCTCTTTATGATGACACTTATCTTAATCAAATAATAGACACAGCTGAAATCACGATCCTTCCAATGCTTGTTACATTCAAAAGCCCAATCGAGAAAGTATCGCTGACTGATAATGTCGCTACTTTCACTACACTAGGAATACATGAATTTACCCAAAATCAATCCGTTGTCATCACAGGATGTGGAAGCCCCTACAATGGAACAAGAACTATACTTGAAGAAAATCTTGGGCAATATACCTTCTCAGCTGCAATCACAAATGCCGACATCATCGAAGCAAATGTTATTCCATCTGGAGTCGCAACTTTATCTGGAGCATCAACTTATGTTGGAAACGCAGCTGTTCAATCAGCTGTCTACACAGTATCAGTCGAAGTCTTTCAAGCCAGACTTGCAGGTGGAGGACAAATCGAAGGAGTAGATTTCACTTCAACTCCGTTTCGCATGGGTAGATCGCTTTTTAATAAATGTGTTGGGCTCTTAGGCAGTTACATGGACACCGAAAGCATGTGTCAATAAATGCCAGCATCAACTATTCTTTCATCAGTTAGACAACCACTTGCAACAGCTCTTTCTGGTGTTTTGGGAAATGTCTACGCCTTCGTTCCAGAGTCCGTAATTCCTCCAGCTGTGGTGTGCATTCCAGATTCACCGTATCTTGAAATTGAAACAATTGGCAAATCATCAGTTCGTTGTAAAGTTAATTTAACTATTTCAGCGGTTGTTGCCTATAACAGCAATCCTGCATCACTCGATAACATCGAGCAATTAATAATGAGCATTCTGGCAGTCATCCCAAATGGGTATATTGTCGGAGAGGTCGAAAGACCAACAGTTACACAAGTTGGAGCATCAACTATGTTGATCTCTGATATAAATGTTTCAACCTACTACACACAAACAACCTAAGGAGCGAAAATGCCTACCACCGTAATTACGGGTCGGGATGTTACCTTCACAATCGGCGGTAACACTTTCGATGCACAAGCAACGACAGCAACACTATCAGGCGAGAGAAATCGCGTTACATACGAAACACTCGACGGCAAATCATTTAAGGTTATCGATGATAACTTTACTTTTGATGTTGAAATGCTTGCAGATTGGGGCGTTGCAGGATCTCTTTGTGAAATCCTATGGAGCGCTGCGGAATCAGCACCTAACACAGGAATCAGCACAGTATTAACAGCTGCTACTGGCGCAACATTTACATTCCAAATCCTGCCAAACTTTCCATCAGCAGGCGGAACTGCACCAGATGCACAAACAGTTTCACTATCATTCCAAGTAATTGGAACACCAGCAGAATCATTTAGTTAAGAAATAAAACGGGAGCAAACAAATGAAATTATCTATAACAATTGAATATATGGGCTCTGGGGAGCAAGCAACTTATATTGCCCAACCCCCAGAGTGGCGAAAGTGGGAAAAGGAAACTGGGAACACTATTGCCCATGCTCAAGAAAAAATGGGCATTTCTGATCTTATGTTTCTTGCTTATCACGCACATAAGCGAGAAGCATCTGGGAAACCAGTTAAAGCCTTTGATGTATGGTGTGAAACAGTTGCCGATGTAATTGTCGGTGATGTGAACCCAAAAGTCATCCAGCAGGAAGTCTAAACAGAGTATTGGTTGAGTTGGCAATAGCCACACAAATACCAATGAGTGAATGGACTGATGCAGACGACATATTAACCGCGATTGAGATATTGGAGAAAAGGAATGGCAGATGATGGGCTTAGCGCATACTCCAAAAAAGAACTGCGCCAACTTGCCAAAGCTTTTTCTCTTATGGGCGATGATGCAACTGCTCAGGCTAAGAATATCTCTTATGATTTGGCGAACTACGCGAAAAGCGAAATCGCTGAAGCAGGTGCTAAACGAGAAAAATCAGCCAAAGGAACTAAAAGAGTTGTCGATGGTGCAAGTGTTTCCAAGACATCAAAAACTGGTCGTTTATCTTACGGATTTGCAGGTCAGCGTTTTAGTGGTGGAGCAACAACTCAAATGCTCTGGCGAGGACTTGAATTTGGATCAGGCAAGTATAAACAATTTCCTGCATGGTCAGGGCGTTACGGTGGCGGATCAAGAGGTTGGTTTATCTATCCGACGCTTCGCGACATTCAGCCTGAATTAACTCAACGCTGGACTAATGAGATGAATGATGTTGTCAAGGTTTGGGGTAACTAATGGCTAAAGATTTCCGCACCCTCAAGCTCGAAATTCTAGCTGAAACAAAACAATTTGTTCAGGGAATGAATGAGAGCGAAAAGAAAACAGTATCTTTTGGCGATAAGTTAGGCGACTTTGGCAAGAAAGCAGGATTAGCTTTAGCTGCTGCTACTGCTGCTGTTGCAGCCTTTTCTGTAAAAGTAGCCATTGATGGAGTTAAGGCAGCCTCAGATTTATCAGAAACAGTTTCAAAAGTTGGCGTTCTTTTTGGTGATAGTGCTTCAAAGGTTGAGGAATTCGCAGCAACAGCTGCCACATCATTGGGTCAAACTAAACAACAGGCACTAGATGCTGCATCAACATTTGCCATCTTTGGAAAGTCTGCTGGATTAGCTGGTGATGATCTTGTCAAGTTTTCAACTGACTTTGTAGGTCTAGCATCAGATCTAGCCTCATTTAATAACACATCTCCAGAAGATGCTATTCAAGCCATTGGAGCAGCCCTAAGAGGCGAAACAGAACCTTTACGCCGTTATGGAGTATTACTAGACGATGCCAGCCTAAGACAAGCAGCTCTTGGATTAGGTATCATCAAAACAACAAAGGAAGCATTAACTCCACAACAAAAAGTATTAGCTGCTCAAGAATTAATTTATAGACAAACATCAGCAGCTCAAGGCGATTTTGAAAGAACCTCAGATGGTTTGGCTAACTCTCAAAGAATTCTTACTGCACAGATCCAAAACATTCAAACTGAAATTGGCACAGCCTTACTGCCTATTGTATTAAAAATGACTACTATATTTTCACAAGAGTTTTTGCCAGTAATCCAATCTATTGCCAACGCTTTTACTGGTAAAGCTGGAGGATTATCAGAGGGCATATTTGATGTTGTTGATGTGATTAAATCATATTTGATTCCAATTATTGATGGAGCAAAGAACGCTTTTGGTGATATTAAGGGAGCAATAACAGAAAACATAGATGAATTTAGGAATTTCTTTAATGTTGTTAAATCTTTAGCACCAATCATTGGTAGCACAATTGGAGCAGCATTAAATGTAATTGGCGATATAGCAGCAATTGTTATTAATGTTATAGCAAATGTTTTAAGTGTTATCAGTAGTCTTATTAATAAAGCAATAGATGCAATTAACTTTTTAATTCGTGGAGCAAATAAAATTCCAGGTGTAAGCATTCCACAAATTGGAACTGTTGGTGGTGGCGGTGGTAGTGCAGGATTTAGTGGTAGCGGATTTTCTAACTTGCCATCTAGTGGTGGAACGCCTGAAAGTAGGGTAGCACAAGAAGAAGCATTTATTAAAAATTACAAAGCTGCAACAGCAGCAGCTGGTATTGGTGGAACTGGTGGAACTGGTGTTTTAGGTGCAACTGGAGCATTAGATTTAGTAAAGCGTTTAACTAATGTAAATGATGCCTTTACTGATTTAACATTTCAAGTTAAAACAAATGGCATAACACAAAAAGCAGCAGAACAACAATTCAAAAAATTAACTCAAGAATTTGAAGTTCTTGAAAGACAAGCAGGAAGTTTAGTTTCAACATCAGTTGCAGGTGCAACTCCATTTGGTCAAGCAGGAAATGTTACAAATGTTTATGTATCAGGCGCAGTTGTAGATCCAGAGGGATTAAATAGAGTTTTGTCAGATATACAAACTCAGTCAGATTCTAGAGGAACTTTAAGTCTTGCAGAAATTAGGGCTAGGGCTGGTTAATGACAGTATTTACTCCTAATTGGAAACTCACAGTTAATGGAACTGATTACACAAATGTAACTATTGCCAACATAAGCCATAATTCTGGGCGTAAAGATATTTATTCCCAACCAGTTGCATCTTACATGCAAATCACAATTGTGGCGTTAAACAATCAAACTTATGATTTTGATGTCAATGATGGCATTGCTTTACAGGTTAAAGATTCCACAAACACTTATGTAAGTTTGTTTGGCGGGAACATTACAGATCTAACAGTTGAAGTTGGCAACTCAGGCGCGCTTGGAACTGAAATCAGATATACCTTGATTGCAGTAGGAGCGTTGGCTAAACTACAAAAAACAGTTATTGATGGCGTTTTATCTCAGGATGAAGATGGCAATCAAATTCTTGATCTATTAGATGACTTGCTTTTGAATTCTTGGAATGAATTACCAGCTGGTGAAACATGGGCTGGATATGATCCAACTGAAACATGGACTAATGCCGCTGATATTGGACTTGGCGAGATTGACACTCCTGGACTTTACACAATGGAAAATCGAGCATCTGAGGCTGACACTATTTACAACATCGCATCAGTAATTGCTAATTCAGCTTTTGGTGTCATTTACGAGGATAATCAGGGAAATATAAATTATGATGATGCTGATCATAGGCAAAATTATTTATTAACCAATGGATACATTAATCTTGACGCCAATCATGCTTTGTGGAATGGATTGAAAACAACAACTCGATCTGGTGATATCCGTAATGATATTTATATCAATTATGGTAATAACTTTGGATCTCAGAAAACAGCAAGTGATGCAACCTCAATTGCAACTTATGGGTATAAATCAGAAACTATCAATAGCGTGCTCCACTCGGCTGTGGATGCTCAAGCTGTGGCAGATCGTTATATTGCCCAAAGAGCCTATCCTGCACCTAAATTTGACACCATCACATTCCCATTGACAAGCACAGAAATTAATGATGCTAATCGAGATGCCTTATTAAAAGTATTTATGGGAATGCCAGTTAATTTGACTAACCTTCCAATGCAGATTTCAGAGGGAGAATTTGAAGGATATGTTGAAGGCTGGTCTTGGGCAGTCAGCTATAACCAGCTTTACATCACTCTAAATCTTTCACCAGTTTCATTTAGCCAAGTGGCTATGAGGTGGAATACCACGCCAATCACAGAGGCATGGAACACTTTAAGCGCAACATTGACATGGGAATACGCTACAATCGTAGCCTGAGATAAAGGATAATATGGCAACCACTACCAATTACAGCTGGACGACTCCAGATGACACCGCGCTGGTCAAAGATGGCGCAGCTGCAATTCGCACACTTGGAACTGCAATTGATACAACTGTTTTCAATAACGCAAGCGCAGCAATTGCTAAAACTATTGTTGATGCCAAAGGCGATCTTATTGCAGCAACCGCAGCCGATACTCTTGCAAGATTAGCGGTTGGTTCAAACGATCAAGTATTAACAGCAGACTCATCAACAGCGACTGGTTTGAAATGGACTACTCCAGCAGCAGGTGGCAAAGTGTTGCAAGTTGTATCTGCCACTTATGAAACAAATGTGCAAATCGCAAGCACCTCATACAATGATACAGGATTAACCGCTTCAATAACCCCAAGTGCTTCCAATTCCAAAGTTTTAGTTATGACGACACAAGGATATGGCATTTTCAATAGTCCTGATAGTGGGAGATTTTATATGGGATATAAATTAAACCGACAAATTGGGTCAGGTTCTTTTAGCACAATTTATAGACCAGTTGATACTACAGGAAATAATTTAATTGATATTGGTCTTACTACTTCACAAGTTAGAATGATGTTGGCTATGTCTTATTTGGATAGTCCAGCGACTACAAGTTCTTGCACATATAAAACTGTGGCTCAAACCAATTCAACTGCTAATAGTCAAAGTATTAATTTTCAATTAGGTGGAACTGGTGGACAAACAGGACAATCTTCAATTATTTTAATGGAAATAGGTGCATAATGAATAATTGTTTAGTAATGGCAATTCGTAAATTAAGACCTAATTCAGAATTTGTAATCACAGATAATGATTATTCTACAATTAAATGGGATGTATTAGATGGTGATGCCCCAACGCAAAAAGAAATTGATGCTGCTATTAAACAAATAAAAGCAGATCAAATAATTGAAGCGGAAACAAGAGCAGCACAACGACAAGCAATTCTTGATCGCATTGGCTTAACTGCTGATGAAGTCAAATTGCTACTTGGCTAATGAAGGCTTGGTTATCTAAAGCTGCTGTTCAAATGCGTGAGCAGATTGACGACAGTTTTGCCGATCGATCGCGCAAGTCAGATGGTTGGATCGGGGATCAAAAGCACCAAAACACCAAGAGCGATCACAATCCGCTGCCTAATACGCTTGAGGTTTGTGCTATCGATGTCGATGCTAAATTATGCGATCAGCCTGAAATGAGCATTTATTTAGCCGAGCAAATTAGAGTTGCTGCAAAAACCGATAAACGGATTAGTTACATAATTCATTGTGGCAAGATTGCTAGTGCTAAGTCATTTTGGCGTTTTGTCAAATATCGTGGAATTAACCCACACACAAAACATATCCATATTTCATTCAAACCAAATCAAAAAGGCGATTTCTTCAACATCCCACTACTAGGAGGCAAGTAATGAAACTAACCAACAAACACAAAGCAGCGATCAAGTCATATCTAAGAGCTGTTGCAGCTTCTGGTATTACTGTTCTGTTAGCGATCGCAGCCGATATTCGACCAGAGTATGCAATTCTGCTAGGTTCAATAGTTGCACCTGTTGCTAAAGCAATTGATCCAAGTTCAGGCAAAGAAGCTGATTATGGACTTAATGCGAAATGACAGCGAACGAATGGGTTGGTTTAAGCGTTGGCGTATGCGCCGTATTAACAAGTTTATTGTTGGTTCTGCGCTTCGTTATTAAATCATACCTGCAAGAACTCAAGCCCAATGGTGGCTCAAGCATGAAGGATCAATTAAACAGATTAGAGTCGCGTGTTGATGATCTGTTTATCTTAATTAGTAAGCGATAATTTATTTTATGGCGAACACACGAAAACCTATCAAACGCAAAAAGATCAATCGTCGCGTAGTTCGCCACTCTCCTGAACCATTATCAAAAATGGATCAACATTACTTGGCTTTACATTCTTGCTACACAGCTGCAAGGAAAGCAGGATTTTCGCCTGAGCACGCATTTTGGCTCATGACGGAAATAAAAACATTTCCGAATTGGGTCGTAGGCGATGGCGGAATCATTCCATCAATAGATCCAACCGACGATCAGGATGATGATTAAGCGCATCGCGTTCGTGAGTGACCTCCAAGTGCCATTTTTTAATGAGAAGGCAACGAAGTCAGTAGGCAAATTTTTAACTAAGTGGAATCCACATCGCACTATCTGCATCGGAGATGAAATTGATCTTCCGCAACTTGGTGGTTTTAACGCCAACACTATTGATGAGATGGTTGGCAATATCCATGATGACAGAGTATTGACCCAAGAGGTTTTAACTTATCTTGGTGTAACTGATGTGGTAGGCAGCAATCATGGAATTAGGCTTTATCGATCAATCAAGAAACGATTGCCAAGTTTCTTAAATCTGCCTGAAATGCAATATGAAAAGTTTATGGGTTACGACAAGTTAGGCATTAAGTTTCATCCTTTTGGTGTGGACTGGGCGCATGGTTGGACTGCTGTTCATGGCGATGCTTTTCCACTTAGCCAAGTGCCTGGACAAACAGCCTTAAATGGCGCTAGGAGGCTTGGAAAGAGCGTGGTGTGTGGGCATACCCATAGATTAGGGCAATCAGCCTTTACAGAGGCTTCTAGAGGTCAATTAGGCAGGACTGTATGGGGCGTTGAGGTAGGCAATTTAGTAGATTTAAGCAGTTCAGGCATGGCATACACTAGAGGCTACGCAAACTGGCAAACTGGCTTTGCAGTTGCTTATGTGCAAGATCGTAAAGTGCAGGTTATTACAGTTCCAATCAATGCAGATGGCAGCTTTATATTTGAGGGTAAGGTTTATGGGGCTTGAAACCGACTATCCTGATCGTTCGATTGATGATCATATCGATGAATTTGAGGATATTGGCGTTATCTAATCGTTATAAAACACGCCGAAAAAGAATTCGCTTAAAGCCTTGATTTAGGTCAAACTTTATGTATTCACAGAGATGCTGTGGATATGTAAGGGAGCGACATGATAGAAACAAACACCTTGGTTATGGCTTTATGCCATGCTGGGGATAGTAATAGGTTATGGCATAGTAATTACAATCAGAGAAAACGCCTTTCAGTCAGGTTACTGGAAAGGTCGCAAAGACGGCTACGACATGCACCGCCGTATTACAAACAGCAAATCCAATCAAGTATTTGACTATGACAAGCAGAACTGAACTGCTAGATGAATGCGCCCAAATCCTTAGTCAAAGAGGATCAATTTACGGAAGCAGTCGAAGCAATCACGAACGAATCAGCGAACTGTGGTCTGCTTACTATGGAAGTTACATATCGCCTATGCAAGTTAGCCTCATGCAGCTGCTTGTCAAAGTGTCAAGGCTATCAGAAACTCCAAATCACAAAGATAGTGTTAAAGACATCATTGGTTACGCGGCAATATATTCAGAGCTGCACGACCAATACGAGAATGATTTTGGAGTAGATGATGGCATTTAATTTGTCGGAATATGAAGATGTGGCTACTTTGAACAAATGGTTTATATTAAATTTTCCCTCAGGGAGATCTGATATTTCAGTTATAAGCCATGATGCAGTCAATGGTTATATCTTGGTGCAAGCAACATTGTGGCGAGATAGCAAAGATGAGCAACCATGCGTTTCTAACATTGCATTCGGTTCAAGAGAGAGTTATATTCAAAACATGAAAAAGTTTTATGTTGAGGATACTGCGACAAGTGCATTAGGTAGAGCAATTATTCTACTTAAAGGGTCTGACAAAACAGCTACAAAAGATGACATGAGAAAGGTTGAAAGTGAACCAATTAAGAACATTTATGGCAAGAGTGGCAATTCGCAGATTATTGAAATGGCACTCCGAAAGTCATTTGCAGATGATGCTAAGCCAGCAAGCGAACCGACAACTTGGTCAGTCGGTGATGTTGCAGAAGCCTTATCAACCAAACCTAAACAACAAGAATGCGTTCATGGCTTAATGATTCTCAAAGAAGGCACAGCTAAAACTGGGAAGCCTTATTATGGATATGTATGCAGCGCACCAAAGGGAGAACAATGCGATGCTAAATGGGCGGTAACAGCTGCTAATGGCAGTTGGTTCTTCAGAGAGGAGGATTAAATGGGCGAAATGATAATGATTGATGGCTCTGGTCTAACTGCGACTTTTACAGATAACGGAGTTAGGGTCGAACCATCAACGATTGTTTGTGATACTTGCAACGATGACAGATTACTTCATGAGGGCGATCTGCTTCGATGCTATTCCTGTCATTCAATCAATCGAATTCCATAGTGCCAAATTACGAATACGCTTGTGATAGAGAGGGGTCGAGTATTGTATTGGATCTTCCGATGCAGCACGAAATTCCTCTTTGTCAAGTATGTGGCTTCGAACTGAGTCGTGTCTACACAGCAGTTCCTGCAATCTTTAAGGGAACAGGATGGGCTGGTAAAAGTGGTCAAGTTTAGATGTAATTTCTGTTCAGCCAATTCAGAGTTTATCTGGATGGATGGCTACAAAACAGCTGTTGGTTTCAGAGTATTCCAATGCCTTAAATGCTGCGCTATTGGCACAAAGAATCTAGCTGAAGCAACTGACACTCAAGAGCCTGTTATCCGATGTGATAAGTGTGGTTCATGGCAGTTTGTAGACCATCCTTGTCATACATGCGAATTGATTGCAACTAAGTGATAAGCGTAAGACACGCGATAATGTTCTATGATTTGGAGTAATGTGATACCCTTAAACGCAAATTCGCTTTCAGAGCGAAAGGGCGATCTGCGAAGCAGGAAGATCGCAAGGTTTGGTTTGGTGATATCTCTGTCTTTAGCAATGACAATAGCCTTTCAAAAGAATGATTCCGTATCTCTTAACTACAAACCAACACACTATAAGCAATACATACTAATGACATTAAATGATATTGATCAGACTTATTGTCTTATAGATCTTTATACAAAAGAGAGTAACTTCAACCCAAAGGCTAAGAACGGTAGTCATTATGGTATTCCTCAAGGCAGATCTAAGTATCTTGCAACAGCTAATGGCATTCAACAGATACAATGGGGTTATCGTTATATTAGTAACAGGTATGGAGTAACAAAGGATGGTGTGCCTGATGCGTGTGCAGCTTGGCAGCATTGGCTTAAGAAAGGTTGGCATTGAGTAATAGTGCATTAAGATCTACTGGTTCTACTAGGCATTGGAGATCAATAAGAAGTAGGATCCTTCGCAGGGATCAGTTTATTTGTTTCTATTGTGGGCAAGAAGCAACGACTGTCGATCATGTAATTCCGAGAAGGTTGCAAGGAAACGATTCTGACGACAATCTTGTCGCAAGTTGTAAAAAATGTAATTTAGTCAAAGGGGGGCGCTTTTTTGTGCGTGGAGGGACACCACCGAC